AAAGAATTACTTAGAAACATGGCCTAACTTATCATTAGATCCAGCATTACCTAACTTTATCTCTCGTGTAATTGGTGATATTAAACCAATATATACATTAGATAGCGATGGTATTCCTTATATTGATCAAGATGGTTCTTATGCAAATGCTTCTCAATACATTCGCGTTAAATCAATCACTACTCCAAACGTAGATTCAATTGATAACAACGGATACTTCAAAACAGGATCTTATGCTGCAACTTTACCTTCAGTAGGTAGTGGTTCAGTAGGTGGTGCATTCACAGGTGGTATTGCTGCAACAACAGCCGCTCAACTAATGAATGAAACAATTACTACATCAAACATTCAAGGATTCGCTCCAGCTGATTATATTACAGCATTTACTTTATTAAATAACAAAGACGATTACCAATTCAATGTATTATTAGCTCCAGGTATTACCTTAAACGGTAGTGCTGCTGATGATATGATTTCTACTTGTGAAAACAGAGGTGATTCAATTGCAGTAGTAGATACTTACACCTATGGTGGTGTTGTTTCAAGTGCTGCAAATGCTGCTGCTGGTCAATCTAGCAACTACGGTGCAACATATTGGCCTTGGGTTCAATTATATTCAAGCAATTTAGGTAAAGCCGTATGGGCTCCAGCTTCAACAGTAATCGGTGGTGTTTACGCATTCACAGATCAAGTTGCTGCAAGTTGGTTCGCTCCAGCAGGTTTAAACCGTGGTGGTGTTCCTTCAGTATTAAAAGCTGAAAGAAAATTATCTCAAGCAGATCGTGATACATTATACAATGCAAATGTTAACCCATTAGCTACATTCCCTGGAGAAGGTGTTGTAGTATTTGGTCAAAAGACATTACAACGTAGAGCAACAGCTTTAGATAGAGTAAACGTTCGTCGTTTATTAATTTCATTAAAAGACTTTATTGGTCAAGTATCAAATAACTTAGTATTCGAACAAAATACAAACGTTACTCGTAACAGATTCTTATCTCAAGTTAATCCATACATGGAATCAGTAGTACAAAGACAAGGTTTATATGCTTATAAAGTTGTAATGGATGATACAAACAATACAGCTGATGTAATCGATAGAAACCAATTAGTAGGTCAGATTTATATTCAACCAACTAAGACTGCTGAATTTATTATATTAAACTTCAACGTATTACCTACTGGCGCTACATTCCCTGCATAAGGGATGTAGTTGCTTAATATTTATTAATAGCAATTAAACACAACATAAAATGGCAGTATTAGACGCTAACGAAATAATGTTTACCGCGTTTGAACCTAAAGTTCAGAATCGCTTTATCATGTACATCGATGGTATCCCATCATACTTGATTAAAAAAGCAACTGCACCTGGATTCGAAGCTGGTGAAATTATTTTAGACCACATCAACGTTTACCGTAAAGTTAAGGGTAAAGTTAGATGGAACGATATGACTTTAGAATTATACGATCCAGTAACTCCATCTGGTGCTCAAACAGTAATGGAATGGGCTCGTTTAGCACACGAATCAGTAACTGGTCGTGATGGATATTCTGATTTCTACAAGAAAGACTTAACTTTAGACATTTTAGGACCAGTAGGTGATGTAGTAGGTGAGTGGATAATCAAAGGGGCTTACGTTAAAACAGCTACTTTCGGCGATTACGATTGGGCTAGTGACGCGGCAATTAGTTTATCAGTTACCGTTGCTATGGATTACTGCGTATTGAATTTCTAATTATATTTCAATATCTTTATAGATAAGGCGTCTGCTTTGGCAGATGCCTTTCTTTTTCGTATATTTATATATACACAAATAAAAACGTTATATGGCAGAATTAAAAATTCCAACCGAAACAGTTACATTACCATCAAAAGGTTTATTGTATCCTGAGACATCACCACTCGCTAAAGGTGAAATTGAAATGAAATACATGACGGCTAAAGAAGAAGATATTCTTACTAATGCTAATTACATTCGTCAAGGTACAGTAATTGATAAATTATTACAAGCGCTAATTATTACTCCAATCGATTATAATGAATTGTTAGTAGGTGATAAAAATGCAGTATTGATTGCTGCTCGTGTTTTAGGTTATGGTAAAGATTATGTTTTTATTAATAATGGAGTAAATATCACTGTAGATTTATCTAAATTAGAAGATAAAGTAATTAATGAATCTTTATATAAACGCGGAGTAAATGAATTTAATTTTACATTACCCCATTCTAATAATAATATTACATTTAAATTATTAACACACGGCGATGAACAAAAGATTGAAGCTGAAATTAAAGGTTTACAAAAAGTAAACCCAAATTCTTCTACTGACGTTACAACTCGTTTAAAATACATTATAACCTCAGTTAATAGCAATCGTGACCAAAAAGATATTCGTGAGTTTGTTGATAATTATTTAATTGCTAAAGATGCAAGAGCATTACGTGAATACTACAGCAAAATATCTCCAGATATCAATTTAATGTACAATCCAGATACCGATAGTTATACAGGGGAGGGTATAGCTATACCTATTAATTTAAACTTTTTTTGGCCTGACGCAGGATTATAGATTATATCTATTTAGACAAATCCATGAAATTATATTTAACGGAAATGGTGGATATGATTGGAATACCGTATATAATATGCCTATTTGGTTGCGACGTTTTACTTTTGAAACTTTACGTGAACACTACGAAAAACAAAAAGAAGAAGTAGAAAAGCAACAAAATATGTTAAGTAATAAAGGTAAAGGTGATATATCACGACCGAACATAGCTCCAAAACAACCTACATATACAGCAAAGGCGCCTAAGAAATAGGCGCTTTTAATATTTATACGGCGCAATAACATATTATGGCTGATTCACAACAACAAGACCCAAAAGAAGTACAAAAACTAATAGATCTATACCAGCAGGTAGATAGGTTAACTCGTGATCAGGCAGAAAACATGGCTAAAATAGATGCCAGTGCGGGTAATGTAACTAAAAAAATAGGTCAATTACAAAAAGAATTATATTCTATTGAAGAATCATTTGACAGTATTGCAACTTCATTAAAATCATCTGTTCAAGAATTTAGTAAATACAACTCAGTTGCTTCTAATACTAAAAAAACATTTAATTCAATACAAAGTATTGCTTCTAAATTATTAAGTGACCAATCTGGTTTATCAAGATTATCAGAAAAAGAACTTAAAAATTTAAGAAGTAAATTAAATTTAGATGCTCAAAATTTAAAAGCAAATTTACAATCTAAACTTTTAACCTCAGAACAAGCAACGGAAACAGACGATGTTTTAAGACGTACAGCTGATTTAGTTAGATTATTAGAAAAAAGAATAGAGAAAGAGAAAGAAATAGAAAAAGCTATTGGTCTTACGGGAAATGCTCTTAAAGGATTAAGCAAAATTCCTGGAATAGGAAGTGCTCTTAAAACAGAAGAAGCAATAGAAAAAATGAGAAATCTTGCAGATACAATACAAGATCAAGGCAAGAATATAAATTCATTTTCTAATAAATTAAAAATAGCAGGTGTTGGTTTAAAAACAGCATTTAGTGGAATAAAAGAATCGTTAACTGATCCTGTTAGTATTATAACTTTTATAATAACTCAAGCTTTAAAAGCTAACTCTCAAACAGTTGAATTAGGTAAAGCATTAGGAAGAAGTTCTGAACAGTATAGAGAAAACTTAGCATCTATTGCTAGATCATCTACTAATATAAACGTTACTACTGAAAATTTAGTAGGTGCCTTTAATGAATTAGCTCAAGCAACAGGTTTTGCTTCTGAATTTACAGCTGATCAACTTGAAACACAAGTTTTATTAACTAAACAGGTTGGTTTACAAGCAGATGAAGCTGCTAATGTACAAAAATTTGCTGTACTAACAGGCAAAACATCAGAAGAAACTTATAAATCATTCATTAAAGGATTAGTAGCAACAAGAAACCAACTTAAAGTTGGTATTAACTTTAAAGCTACATTAGCTGAAGCTCTTAAAGTATCAGGTCAATTAGCAGCAAATCTAGAAAATAATCCAGAACGTATAGCTAAAGCTATTGTTACTGCTAAGGCATTTGGTATGACCTTAGAACAAGTATCTAAATCAGGCGAATCACTTTTAAATTTTGAATCATCAATTGAAAGCGAATTAAAAGCAGAATTATTAACTGGTAAACAACTAAACTTAGAAAGAGCTAGAGCAGCGGCTTTAGCAGGTGATCAAATATCATTAGCTGAAGAATTAGCTAAAAATGTAGGTACAGCAGCTGAATTTACTAAAATGAAGGTATTACATCAGAAAGCATTAGCTGAATCTGTTGGTATGACTGCTGATGAACTTGCTAATACATTA